AACTCTTGGAGATAGGTTTTGTAGTCTGTAATCATCTCAAACTCGCCTGCTTCAACCTTAGGAATCATGACTTGATAGATAAATTCCTTGACCTTGGTCACATCCTTATCCAAAAGAAGGGCACCAAGAAAGGCCTCAAAGGCATCACCAAGAATGGTGTCACGATTGCGCCCACCAGATTTTTCTTCCCCCTTACCCAGCTTGATAAACTGATCAAACTGGCAATCACGCGCAAAACCAGCCAAACTCTCCTCGCGGACAATCATAGCACGAAGTTTGGACAAATCCCCCTCAGGCTTTTTAGGATATTTTTTATACAGATATTCTGAAATCAATAACTGTAGAACAGCGTCTCCTAAAAATTCCAAGCGTTCATTGTGTGAAATTTTTAAGAGGCGGTGCTCATTGGCATAACTCGTATGAGTAAAGGCAGTCTCCAGTAAGTTTTTGTCTGAAAATGGTTCTTTAGTACAGTTTGTAATTCTTTCATACCAACCTCTTTCTAACTGATAACAGTCCTTTTTATTATATCAAAAAAAGCCCCCTGAGTCACTCTAAAACGGGACTGGAGAGGATTTGGGAATTCTTTAGACAGAGATTTTCAGTTTTATGGACAAATTTGGGGCAGGATAAAGAAAAAAGACAGAAACAACAGGAAGAAAGAGCTAATAATTCAAGAATAAGAGTATATTAGGAGAATTAAAATGATTGAAACATTAAAGGAAGCTGTATCAAGAATAAGTGGGAAAAAGTGCGAATTTGGGTTTTATAATGACTTTGGTTCATTGAATGACAGTAAATTCTTACTAGAACCAGTAGGTAGACGAAGTACTACTATAGGTGTAAGTGGAAGAAAAGAATATATAAGCACAATGAATCTTTATTATTTTTATTTTAACAACTTACGCACAAATTCATTAGAAGTAATAAAAGAAATGAACAGCTTGCTGGAAAAGATAATGGCTGATGAAGAGGTCAAAAAGAAAATTATAGCAATTAATTATGAATATTCTGTTCAGAACATCAAAGAGAATGAAAATGATTTGACGGGAATAGTAGAAATGACAATAAGAATGGAAATAAAGGAAAGGTAGGAAGAAATGGACGTAAGATTTTTATTAGGAAAACAGACTGCAAAAGGAACTCCACAGACTACAGATGTAAGTCTTTTGGCTGCAACTTCAAGCTCTGTTACTCCAAATGTAAATAAAGTAAGTTCAAAGGCAATTGGAACAGGGCGTTGGGAAAAAGATGGTTTCGTTTCTAAAGTGGAAGTAAACGGCGACGTAGCGGTTGAATTAAGTACGGGTCAAATGGAGATGTTCCTGTTAGGGGCAGGATTTAAAAGCAAAACAGTAGCAACAAAAAATCTTGAATTCACTCCTGATGATGCATATAACAATTATCTGACACTTATTACTGATAATGTTGAAAGTGATATTCATGAATATGCTCAGGACTGTTTAATATCAAGTTTAAAGATAAATGCCCAGCTGGAAGCTTATATAACTGGAACGGCAACTTTGATTGGAATGGATCATACAATTCAGAATGCAAAATTTGCAGGTACTCCAACAGCATTTAAAGGAAAACCTTTAATCTGCCTAGGGTCTGTAATAAAAGAAAAAAATACTGATGTCACTGCAGAAATAGAAAGTATAGACATCACAATTGATAACAAGCTGGAAGGTAAGGGAGCTTTGAATTCTATCTATAACAAGGCAATAAGACAATCTGACAGGGGTAGTGTGAGCTTATCACTACAGTTTAATGAATTCAACAAGACTTCATACAAGAATGCACATGATATGTTAAAAGCTAATACATCGTATGCTGTTGAAGTAACATTTGCCGAAGTGGAAGATAAAACTAAAAAAGTTGTTTTGACATTCCCTAACTGTAAAATAGGAAATGTAGAAGCTACTGACCTTGAAGGAGCAGGGGGAATTAGTAAGGAATTGAATGCTTATTTTGATGATGGAATTAAGTCTCCAGTTAAAATAGTTTTAGAAAATTATCTGCCATAGAAAGGAATGAAATATGGATAAACATCAAGATTTAAAGCCTAACGAGGAATTAAAAGGACATCTGAATGAAGAAAAACTAAATCCTGATGAAGAGAAAGTATCAACTCCGTTACCTGAGTATAAAGTAACGGATGTTGTTACTTATGAAGTAAATGACAGTAAATTAGTTGTTGAAACAGTACCAGGGTTTAGGAATTTTCAGAATTTTATGAATAAACCTCGAAAATTACTTTTCAATCAGACTGAAAAAATAGTACTGAATGGAGAAAAAGTTGAGAAAACAAGGGATAATGTAGTCAAGTTTTTAGAAAATAAACCTGCTGCATTTACTGAAATTCTGAACAGAATAGTTGAGAACTCGGGTGGTATGGGTTTGATACTGAAGAACAGGAACGATTAGAAGCAAGTTATTACAGAGCCTGTTCAATATTTATGAACAATACGACAAGCCCACACAGGGCATATAGAGTGCTTATAAGGGATATAGTGCAGTATATGAAGTATTTTGGATTTGACGGAATGAGCGGAGTATATGAACTAAAATTTTTGCCGTTTGGAAAAGGGATAGACGAACATCCTTTTTGGCTAATGGAAAAGATACATTTCATTTTGGGGTTAATAAATAAAGTAAAATCAGAAAAGAGGAAGAAATAATGGCAACAGAACAAGATAGACTGGTAACCGTAGTTGAGGTAGTGGACAGATATTCTAAGGAACTCGATAAAATGAGGTCTGAATTTCAAAAGACAACTCAACAGATGGAAAAAACAAGCAAGGATATTTTAAAAGTTGGAGAAGCGAGTGGAAGTGGAACTGATGGACTTTCGAAGCTTGTTTCTTCCTTTTTCAATTTAAAAAATGTCATGACTACTCTTGCAATAAGTGCGGCTATAAATACTATAAAGGACATAGGTCTTAAATGCATTCAGGCTGCAAGCGATATGAAGGAACTTGAAAACATAACTACTCAGGTATTTGAAAAAAGTTCTGAAGAAATACAGAGATGGGCTGACAGTATAGACCAGAATGTAGGTAGAAGTATTTACAAACTACAAAACTATGCTTCTATTTACGGATCTATGTTTAAAGGAGCAGGATTTGAAACAGATGTATTCAAGGAATGGTCTAAAGATTTAACAAAATTGACTGCTGATTTTTCTTCATTTTTTAACGTTGCTGATGATGAAGCTTTTACTGCAATAAAAGGTGTTCTCACTGGAGAAACTGAAGCAATGAAAAGGTATGGATTTATACTTAATGAGACTACAATGGCTGAATATGCTCATGCACATGGGATAAAGGAGAAATGGTCAAATTTATCTGAAGCAGAGAAAATGCAGTTGAGATATAACGCTTTAATGGAAAAAACAGCACATATACAAGGAGATGCAGAAAGAACTATTGATGGATATGCCAACCAACTCAAAGTTGCTGAAGCTCACATGACTAATATAACAGGAGCATTGGGAGAAAAAATGTTGCCTGCAGCCGAAGGGGCATTGCATATGTTTAATGGATTTGCTCAGGCGGTAGAGAATTTTGTAAAAACAAAAAATGTTAATGATTATCTGTTTGCTTATGATCAGGAAAAAGAAAAAATTGAAGAATTATGGAAAAGTTATGAGCAACTTTCAAAAAAGAAATTAGATGGACTAGCAACAACAAAAGATGAACAGGACAGATTAAAACTTTACGAACAGCTAGCTAGCCTGTATCCTGACATAATTGGAAAAATAGGGAGTGAAGCAGAAAATTATCAGAAAGTCGGTAATGCTATTTCTGATGTTATCGGTAATTTAAAAGAAAAAATACTGTTACAGATGAATGAAGATGTTATTGCAAAATATACAAAGCAAATTAAAGACTTAGAAAAACAGACAAAAGAATTATATATGAATTTAGAGCCACTGAAGTTGGAAATAAAAGGAAAATTCGGAGTAGATGTTGCAAATATTTTTACTGAAAAGGTTCAGGAACTTGCAGAAAATTTTGCAAAAACTGGATTTGGAGAAGGGGAACTAAGAAAAGTAATACAGGAAGAACTAGATAGAAATAAATTCAAAGGCGATAAAGAGATAGCAACAGACAAGATAATGAATTTGATAACACAAAGTTATAAAGCTTATACACAAGGAAATGAAAACTTAAGTAAAATAGAAAGTTTGGAACGAGAACAAGCTAATGAAATAAAAATGAATAATGCTTCTCTTGAAAACTGGATTAGTATATCACAGGGAAATCACGCTGAGACAAAATACTTCCTGGGGAAACAGCAGGTATTAATGAATGACTTGCACAGGAGAGTGGAGGATACTATAGTCACAGTGACAGATGCACAAGGTAATATAATCTGGGATAATATTCAGCAACATCTCCAAACAAGAGCAGTTATTTCTCAATACAGTAAAACTATGAGTTCGTATATTAATACTGTAATAAGAGGTCAAAAAACTACAATTGGTACATATGAAGTTACTACAAATGGGAAAAAGTCACAGAGATGGGAAGTTACAACTCCAAATGGAAGACATGTTTTTGATTCTGAAGCAGCCGCTCAAAATTTTGTATCTGCAACACCTAATAAAGCACCTTCTTTACCAAAAAATATAGGCGGTGGTGGTTCGCCAAAATTAAAAAGAGGAGGTGGAGGTGGTTCTAAATCAAAAGGTGGTTCAGGAGGTTCGAAAAAAGAAGAAAAAAACAAATGGGAATCACAAATAGAGAG